TGCTGCTCAACATGCTCGTAGCGAGATACCGTCTTCCCGTTCTGGTTCATCACGTAGGCGACATCGCCGGGTTTCAGGAATACATTTTTGTCCATTCCAGATACCGCGATGCTCTGCTGGGTGGGATTAAAGCCAACGCTCAGACCGCAATGAATCTCTTCACCGCCACCTGGCGACATCACTTTTACTGTTAACATGCTTCTTCTCCTGCTTCTTCTGGTATTAAAAAGCCCCGCGGATGCGAGGCTGTGAGAATTTGCTACGGTTAAAGTCCAGAGGAGAGACTGTGTCAGAACCTCAGGGATGAGGCTCTATTTCCCCTGGGTCTGCTTATCCCATTCCTCGCGGAACTTGGATGGGTTGTCGAATCCTTCACTGCACTGGTTGATTTTCATCATTTCGCCCTTTCTCAATTTTGCGAATTGCTGCCCGGTCGATGTTGCACTGCCCGACGATACCGTAAAGCGTCGCGTTCATCGAAACACTGTCACCATATGAGGGATTGTCTGGAAGATCCGGCACATCAAGGCGCGACGTCAGCTCCGCCGGAAGGTTAAGGGCCGGCTGCTTTATCACCCGGTATTCCACGGGCGGCTTCTGCTGCTGCGCGCAACCGCTCAACAGCGGCATCAGGAACAGGAGCAGCAGCGCACTTATCTGCTGCCAGGTAGCGTTTAATCTCGCTCTGTAGCATTCGATTCTGCTTGGCCGACTCAGCCCTTTGCTCTGCCACCTCAGACATGACCACGTTTTGCCTGTTAACGGCGCCAGCAAGTTCTTTAACGCTCCCCGCCAGATCGTCATTTTTTGCCCTCAGGTCGTTGATCTGCACATCCTTGCTGTCGTTAAGCTGTGTCAGCCTGTCGTTCGTCGCCGTCAACTGATGATTGCGGGCGTTCAGCCCCCACAAGCAGATAGCGACAAGGATGATGAACGCGCAAGGAATAAGAATGTGCGCATTATTTTTGAAAATGCGGAATAAACTGATTAACCCGAACATAAAACCCCCTTAGCTTTAGTCAAGCGGGCTTTCCTGTCCTCCAGTCCGTTGGTACCGCCGTTAATGATTCTGGTGATGCGGCTAACATCATCCGAGTCAGCGATAGTATTAAGTCCGTGATTGCTCCACCAGGCAGCAGCGGATTCAGCAGCATATTGAGGCTGAGTAAGTAGTTCCGGGCTTTTCACGATATCAACGCCAAGCTGCTTCACCAGTGCGGCGTAATTCGCTTTCCCAGTCACCTGAATCAGGCCGCGCCCACGGTAACGATATCCATCCCCGCTGTTGCGATCGCCATTACCATTCCTGTTGGCGTAGATGATGCTGCCAATCATTTTCTGGTCGGCCGGGTGAGCATTCTGGCCCGAGTCAACGCGGCCATATTTAAAGGCGTCCGCCTGGCTGATGCGATTGCCGAACATCGCCAGCAATGCGCCGTAGCGGTAATTAAGGCTTTCTTCCACATGCACGAAGCCAGATGATTCATGCCCAACCTGTGCGAGGAAGTGCGCCTGCCTTAAAGGTGTGCTTATGTCGTACTTCTGCATTGCTGCCAGCACGACAGGAAACCACTTCCCTGCCAGTGCCGCACTGGTTCCCGTTGCTTGCTGGAATTTACTGAGGGTCAGCATTTGCTTTGTCTCCCGGT